AAATCCTGGTAGTGGTTGGGAACATCATTTTAAGCCAAGTACTGCTGCTGGAATGGGTGCAAAACCAAGTCCCGTTGGAAATGTGTCAGGTGCAACAGATAATCCCTGGAAAACTGGTAATTTGACTAATCAGCTTATAATGGAGAGTGAGAACCCCGATCTGGCAGCCGTGCTGAAGAGAGAGGCTCAAACAAAATAGTTAGTTTCCGTGAAACTAATGCCTTAGTCCGTGATTAGGGTATCGCAAAACTTATTAAGGTAAATCTGAATGGCTGCTCCATTTCAAAATTATGGCGGTACTTTATTAGCAAATGTTACCGCAAGAAATAACTTTAGTACTTATGTTTCTGAAGCTATTTTAGAACGTAGTGCATTTTTAAAATCTGGTGCTATTGTTCGTAATTCATTACTTGATGCAACAAGTGGTGGAACAAAAATAACAGTTCCCGAATTTAACAAAATTGCACCAACAGAAGAAATTTTGGCTGGTACAAATAACTGGGGAACATCTAGTAATGGTTATTTAACACCTCAAAATATTACTAGTCAGACACAAACTGCAACTATCTGTCATAGAGCATTTGCTTATGCTGTAGATGATCTTGCGGTTTTAGCTGCTGGTGAAGATCCAATGGGTCACATCAGAAACCAACTTGCAGATGCAATCAACAAGCTAAATAACGCTAGATTATTCTCACATCTCTCTGGTCTATTTAAAACTGCTCTTGCTGCTAATGCTTTAGACGTAGCGAAAGGGGCTTCTGGTACTGCTCTCGAGGCAAACTTTTTAACAGCTTCAACTATTGCAAGAGCAAGAAACTTGCTTGGTGAAAGAGGTGAGGATCTAGATATTCTTATCGTTCACCCAACAGTTGCTTACTACCTATATCAGGTTGGTATGCTTACATTCTCAACATCTGCTCTATCTACTGGTGGTGCAGTAACTTGGGGTGGTGGTGGAGTTGGAGTAGGAGCAAAAGCTGTTGGTGAATTTGCTGGATGTACAGTTGTTGTTGACTCTGCTGTTAACACAGTTGCACCATCTAGTTCAAGTGGTCATCAAAAAGAGTTTTTCTGCTACTTAACTACTTCTGGCACAATTCTAGAAGGTCAGCAATCAGCCCTAAGAATTGAAGCTGAAAGAAATATTCTTTCTAAACAGGAAGTTATTTCAGTTGATTATCATAGTGCTTACCATATCATGGGTACTAACTATGGTGGTGCTGACAACCCAACTAACGCTGTTCTTGCAACAGCAGGTAGTTGGACAGCCACATATGATGTTGACCTAATTCCATTAGTTCAGTTAACAGTTAACTCTCCTCTAGACACTTCAACTTATTCTTAATATTATTAAGTTGCAAGGCAAGTCAAAACCTCATCAATTATTGGTGGGGTTTTTTCTTTACGCTACAATAGAACTAAATTATCTTTTGAATCGTGGCAGCTACTATTACAGCAACATTATCAAGTGCTACTGCAAATAGCTATGTTACATTGACAGAAGCTAATACATATTTTGAAACCGTACCAGATTCAAGTACTTGGACCAACAAAACTGACGACCAAAAAAACAGAGCACTAATAGCAGCTACCCGTTGGATTGATAGTTTTATATTTTATGGAGATAGATGTGATAATAAACAAGCATTAAAATTTCCTAGAAATAACTACCAAGTAGATGACGTAGAACTATCTTGTACAACAATTCCAAATAATATTAAATATGCACAGTATGAATTAGCTAGAGCATTAGCAAATGATACCGATGCAATTACAGGAGCATCAGGTAAAGATGGTAATTTTGAAGAAGTTGCTCTTGGTGATTTACGAGTAAAATATAATACAGCTAGTCAAGGAACAGGTTCTATTAATAATATTATGGATGTTTACCCGTGGTTACAAAGTTACCTTGGAGCATATATGCTAGGTGGAGCAGGTGCTTTTCAAATGAGGGTAGTTAGAGGATAATGGCAGGTCAATTAGATAGTTTATTTAAAAGTGTTGCTAAAAGCGTTGTTTCTCAACTTGGCGATTCTTTTGACCACACTATTACTTATGTAAAGAAAGGAGTGTCTACTTATAATGTAAAAACAGGAGAACAAGTCACGGTAGATACTACATATTCAGATATAAAAGTTCCAGTATCTTTTGTCAAAGCAGAAGAAGAAACTGGTCAAGAAATGAGACTAGCAAAATTATATATAACACCTGATCTTATTGGGGATAATCAAGTGGAAATGGATGATGAAATTACATTAAGTTTTGGTGGATCTAATAGAGTTACACAGATAGTTAATATTGACACAAAGAAAGGTGGACAAGTTTATTTATTTACTGTTTTGGTGCGGTTCTAATGGCAGTCAAAAGTTTAAAAGAATTACCAAAAGATTTAAACAAAAAAATTAGTAGGGATTTTAATAATCTTGTAAAAGATGTTCATGCTGAATTATCGAGTGAGCAAAATATGCCAGTATGGACAGGATTTTTTGCCTCTAGCTGGAAAGCATCAAATACTCCTGTTTCAGCTACACATGACATAATGGACTACCAACCCTGGGCATCAATAAAACAGGAAGTCTTTGAAGGTTTTAAATTGACAAAAGAAAGTAGAAAACCAGATGCTCCAGTGGTTGAGCCTAGATTTCCTGTAGGGGAAGGTGAAAGAATATTTAATTATAGAAAAGGAGTTTTTATTGGTAATAAAGCTAATTATTCTCAATATGTTTTAGAAAGGGGAGAGATTCAAACTTTTGTTCAAGGTCAATTAGGTCGTTTGATTAGAGAAAATATGTCAGATAAAGGTAAGATATTTATAGGAGCAAAATTATCTGACAAGAGAGCAGGTACTACATATACAGGATTTGAAGCATGACCTTAGTAAACACCAGAGCAGCATTTGAAAAAGCAGTGACAGACAAGGTTTCAGACGTTGATCCTACTGTCACAATGGTTTATGACAATGTGCATTTTACAACTCCAGGAAAAACCAAAAAATATATTTTGATGAGCCTAAACTTTACTCAGTCAACACAGCAAAATCAAGGTGCAGCTTCGGATTATTACGCTGGTGTTATTCAATGCAATGTTTACGTTCCAAAATCAAAAGGTACTTCTGTTTTATCTGAAGTGTGTGAAGCTGTTATTGATGGTTTGACTTCTGTAAATGCTTCTGATTATACAGATACTTTTAGTTGTAAACCTAGAGTATTAGATATAAATGGTCCGACTCCATTGGAAATAGAGGATAGAAGTCATTTCATTGGAATAATATCTTGTCAATTTTCAGCAAACGCCTAGTATAATAGAATAGCAATCTAATAAATTTATGGAAGCGATTGAACTGCTCAAGAACAAATTTGGTGTAAGCCAAAAATATTTGTATGAATTAAAAGATGGAGATGAAACAATTTTAGAAATATATTGGAATCCATTAACTATTGCAGAAAGAGAATCAATCGTTGCAAGATCTGGAGAAGGTGTATCAAATGAAGATTTTGCTCTGAATCTGATGATTACAAAAGCATTAGATAAAAATGGAAACCGATTATTTCAAGATGGTCATAAAGCATCCTTAAGAAGAGAAGTAAATGCAGGAGTTTTACAAGAGATTCAACTTGCGATGTTAGGTTCTGGTGATGATTATAAAGTGGAGGAAGCGAAGGCAGATTTAAAAAGCTAGAAACGATTGGTATTTTATATTTTTCTTGGCAACTGAATTAAAGATGACAGTCCAAGAACTTGTAAATAAACTGACTAAAGAAGAATATGTAAATTGGTTGGCTTATTACGAATTAAAAGGAGAGTACGAAGAGAAAGCTATACAAAACGCAAAAAATAAATCGCAAGCAAGAAAACGCTAAAAGCGGTACACTAAAATAAAGTTTTGGTTTTATCGTGGCCGATTACGGTGTAAATATAAATTTAAGAGTAAAAGGTCAATCTGGTCTTGATAGGTTAAACGCAAAAGTAAAAGAATTAACAAAAAGTGTAGATAGTATTCGTTTTGTAGACATAATGAATCCCCGTAATACAGGGGGTGCAGGAGGAAAAGGTGGTCGTAAAACAATAAAACAATATAGACAAGATATGGAAGCTCTTGTCAAAACTGTAAATAAATCTACAGGAGCTTTTGGTAAAACTGCTAATCAAACAATAGCAGTAGCCGATGCGTTACAAGAATATGCAAATAATTTAAGACTTGGAACTAAAGCACAAAAAGCAGCATCAGCAGCAGCAGCAAAGCAAATTAAAAATATAGATCTTGAAACAACTGCGATAATGGAAAATACAAAAATAAAGAAGAAAAATATAGACCTTTCAAATCGAATGGGAGGAGGATTTGGTAGAGGTGGCTTTGGCGGAGAAAATCCTAAAGGAAATAAAGCAGCATTTACAAGTGCAGCTATCTCTGGTGCGTTTCCATTGTTATTTGGACAAGGAATAGCTGGTGGGTTAGCTGGTTTTGCTGGTGGGTTTGCAGGAACTAAGATTGGTGGCAAAATGGGAGGCTTTGCAGGAGGTCTTGTTGCTACTGCTGTTCTTCAACAAATAACTACTTTTTTTGAAGGTATAAATACATTAGCTGGTGCTTTTAGCGAATTAAATCCAAACATAGAACAAGCTACAGTCGCATTAGGTTTAAATGGAACAGCAGAAGCGGAAAGAATAAAACTTATAGAAAAGTCACAAGGCAAAATGGTTGCATTAGCTTTAGTAACAGAACGAATGAATGAAGCGATAGGAGAAAAAGGAGTAAAGAATTTAAAAGAATTTTCAGAAGCGACACGTTCTCTTGGTAATAGTTTCAAGTTAGCTATGACAAAGATGCAAGCTGCTCTAGCTCCATTGTTTACGCTGGCAGCCAAAGCTATTGGTAATGTTACGGGTTCATCAGCGAGAGAAGCAGACAGACTCGCAAAAATAGGTGGTGCAGAAACAGATCCAGTACTAAAAGCTTTAGAAGCAGAGTTAGCAGCAGTAGGGTCAGGAAGTGGACAAGGCAGGTCAGGATCTAAAAATATTTCGGACAAAAAAGCAGAGATACAAGCACGGATAGATGCTAGAAAAGAAGAGTTAGTTGATATTGGCAAAATTTTAGAAAAAGAACAGTTAAGGGCTGCTCAGTATGATGAAATTACTAGATCTGTAGAAAAACAAAATTTATTTTTAAATGATTCAATAACTTTAGGTGGTCGTGAAGCTGAGATCCAAGAAAAACTTAGAGAGTTCGATAGGAAAGCTCTTGAATTTGATGAAAAAATTAACATGGAAAAAAGAAAACAATATGAAAATGCTTTACGTTTACAAGAAGAGCTTGAACGTGTAAATAGTTTATATCAAGGTATTGCAAGTACAGTTCAATCGGGTCTTGTTGATGCTATAGATGGTGCAATAACAGGAACAATGACACTAGGTGAAGTAGCAAGTAGTGTATTTGGCTCTATTCGTAGACAGTTAATTGATTTTGGTGCGACTTCTTTACTTAGAGCAATTCCTGGAATTGGTGGGTTCTTTGCAGATGGTGGTGTTACCAAGCCTAATAAATCTTATATTGTTGGAGAGCGTGGCCCAGAATTATTCACTCCAGGGGTTACAGGTAGAGTTACTCCAAACCATGAGATGGGAGGAAGTTCAACTAATATCGTAGTAAATGTAGATGCTTCTGGTTCTTCTGTTGAAGGTGATGAAGATAGGGGTAGAGAACTTGGCCGTCTTATATCTGTAGCGGTACAATCTGAATTATTACAACAGAAAAGACCAGGAGGTTTACTTGCATAATGGCTACCTTTAATGACTCAATAGGAGGAGGGACTACCACAGGTGCGACAACTCCAACATATGGACAACAAAAAAGATCAGCACCTAATACTAGAACAGTTCGTTTTGCTGATGGATATGAACACCGCATATTATTCGGCCTCGCACAACATCAAAACCCAAAAATATTTAATTTTACTTTTAATGTTTCTCAAGCAGATGCAGTAAAAATCGAAGATTTTTTTGATGCAAGAGCAAATGATACTACCAGCTTTGATTTTACTCCACCAGGAGAAGCTAGTTCTTCTAAATTTGTTTGTGAAGCATGGAGCAAGTCAATTCCATATCTAAACAGAGCAACAATACAGGCTACGTTCAGAGAGGTATTTGAATCATGACTACAACTATATGGTCTGCTAATACTTCTTTATCTGTAAATACAATAGTTGCTCCTACAGAGAGTAACCGAGTAGCCGGGTTATTTTTTAAAGTAACTGTAGCTGGAACGACAGGGCTTTCTGAACCAAACTGGCCTAATACTATTAAAGAATTTGATACGGTAAATGAAGTTACCCGTTATATCACAGTTTACGACAATGATATTCAATATGTACCTCTTAACGCTGTTTTTAGTGATTTACAGCCTATAAGTCCTTCTGCAATAATTGAATTGTTTGTTCTTCAGTTAGATACAGCTTTACATGGAACAAACGATGGTCATCCTTCGTCTAATAATGAAAATAATATTTACAGATTTCATGCAGGATCAGATCTTAATACAAATGGTGAGATAGTCTGGGCTGGTAAATCTTACCTTAGATTTCCTGTAATTGCGGAAGGTTTTGCTTTTCAACGTGGACAGTTACCAAGACCCAAACTTATTGTCAGTAATGCTACAACGCTTATGTCAGCAATTTTAGAAGCTGTAAATTTAATTACTGTAGGTAATGATTTAACTGGAGCTACTGTTACAAGAATAAGAACAATGGCAAGATTTATTGATGCTGTAAATTTTCCAGGAAACTCTAATCCATTAGGTACACCAGATCCTACAGCAGAATTTAAACGTGAAATATATACAGTGGATAGAAAAGCTACAGAAAACAGAGAAATTGTAGAATTTGAATTAGCAGCAGTATTTGATCTTGCTGGTATAAGAGCACCCAAAAGACAATGCACAAGATCACTATTTCCTAGCATTGGTACGTTTACGCAATGAGTTGGAAATATAAAGCATTACTTCATGCTCAACGTGAAGATCCTAGAGAATCCTGTGGACTCTTATTAAATGTAAAAGGTAAAGAACGATATTACCCGTGTCGTAATCTTTCAATTACAGATAATCAGTGCTTTATTCTTGACCCAGAAGATTATGTAAAAGCAGACAATGTAGGTGAGATTATTGCTGTTGTTCATAGTCATCCCATAACACCTCCAGAACCAAGTCAGGCAGATAAAATTAGTTGTGAACGAAGTAAATTACCCTGGTATATAGTTAATCCTAAAACTGAAAAGTGGGGTGAATATGTCCCAAATGGTTACGTTCCAGATATTTTAGGTAGGCAATGGGTTTGGGGCGTGACTGATTGTTGGAGTTTAGTCGTTGATTGGTATAAACAAGAAAGGGGTATAAAACTTAAAGATTACGCTAGAACTATGACACCACAGGAGTTTTTAGAAAACCCTTTATTTGAAGACTATGCGTGGCGAACAGGTTTTAGGGAATTAAGATCAGATGAAAAATTAGAAAAAGGAGATGTATTATTAATGTCGATATTGCATCCCACTTTAAATCATGTAGCTATTTTTCTTGGAGATATGGTTTTACATCATTTAGCAGATAGACTATCTTGTAGAGAGCCTTACTCTGAATGGTTGTTAAAATGTACTGGTAAGAGGTATCGCTATGCTCAGAAAAGTTAAACTTTATGGAGAACTAACTGACTTTGTAGGTCATAAAGAACTAGAAGCTGTAATAAATTCTACTGCTGATGCTATACGTTTTCTTGTTAGCAATTTTCCAAAGTTAGAAGCACACATGGCGAATAGGCATTATAAGGTTCTTGTTGATGACTATGACATTGATGAGACTGAGTTACATAATCCTATTGGTCAATCGGATATAAGTATTGTTCCTGTAATTAGCGGTGCTGGTGGAAATTTTGGAAAAATATTTTTAGGGGCAGCATTAATTGGCTTATCATTTTTTTCTTTAGGAACTTCAGCAGGACTAGGTGTTGCTTTTTCTAAAGGATTTGCCAAAGTTGGTTTAATTCAAAAAGGTTTAGCAACAATAGGTGGTGCTTTGGTTTTACAAGGTGTGTCGGAATTGTTATTTCCATTACCAGAATTACCCGACTTTTCAAACGAAGAAGATCCAAGAATATCATTTAGTTTTTCTGGTGTTCAAAATACATCACGAGCAGGAACTAGCCATCCAATAGTATATGGTGAAATAGTAACAGGATCAGTTGTTATTTCTGCTGGTATTGACACTAATCAGGTAACAGCATGACAGATAAAATTATTAAAGGTTCTGGTGGTTCACCTCCAACTCCACCATCTCCAACAAGAGCACCTGATACTTTAAACAGTAGACAGTTTGCCACAATTCAAGATTTATTGTCAGAAGGAGAAATAGAGGGCTTTGCTACTCCATCTAAAGCTGGAATTAGTAAAAGTAATGCAGCTTATAATAACGCATCTTTAAAAGATATATTTTTAAATGATACTCCTATTCTTAACTCTAGTGCTAGTAATACTAATCCTGGAACAGCCGATTTTAATTTTCAAAATGTAGGATTTACACCTCGTTTTGGAACGGCAACCCAAGAACATATTCCTGGAATTGAAAGCAGTGAATCAACTACTGCTGTTGGTGTTACTGTTACAACTTCTGCTCCTGTAACTCGTCAAATAACTAATACTAATGTTGATGCTGCAAAAGTAACAATTACTTTTCCTCAACTTCAAAAGGCAACAGATCAAGGCGATTTATTAGGGTCTTCTGTTGATCTAAAAATACAGGTTCAATATAACGGTGGTGGTTTTAATGATGTTTTATCGGACACTATTACAGGTAGAACTGCTGATGCGTACCAAAAACAATATCGTATAAATTTAACTGGTGCTTTTCCTGTTGATATAAGGGTTGTGAGAATTACAGCAGATAGTACATCTGATAATTTAAAAGATGCTTTTGCTTTTACAAGTCTTGGTGAAATTGTTGATGATCAACAAAGATACTTAAATAGTGCCTATACAAATTTAAGATTAGATTCTGAACAGTTTAGTTCTATTCCTAAAAGGTCTTTTCGTATTCGTGGTGTAAAGGTGAAAATTCCAGGAGCAGGAGCATCAAACTCTGGTACTCCTACTGTTGATCTACAAACAGGCAGAATAATTTATCCAGCTAATTATATATTTAATGGAACAATGGGTGCTGCTGTTTGGTGTTCGTGTCCTGCAATGATACTTCTTGATTTATTAACTACTGAAAGATATGGCTTTGGTACGCACATTACACAGAGTTCACTTGATTTATTTAGTTTTGTCGCAGCAAGTAAATATGCTAATGAAGAGGTGGATGATTTAAGAGGTGGTTCTGAGGCTAGATTTAGTTGCAATGTAAATATACAAGGAACAACAGAAGCTTATACCTTAATTAATGAATTAACTGGGGTAATGAGAGCTTTTCCTATATGGCAAACAGGTTCAATAACTCTTACGCAGGATAGACCAACAGATCCAAGTTATTTATTTAGTTTGGCAAATGTAGGTGAAAGTGGGTTTTCTTATTCTGGCAGTAGTCTTAAACAAAGACACTCTGTCATATCTGTAAGCTACTTTAATATGGATAGCAGGGAAATAGATTATGAAGTTGTAGAAGATGCTACTGCTATAGCAAAATTAGGTATTGTAAAAAAAGATGTAAAAGCTTTTGCCTGTACATCAAGAGGTCAGGCATTTAGATTGGGTAAAGCAATATTATTCAGCGAGCAACAAGAGTCTGAAATTGTTAGTTTTACCACCTCTATTGATGCAGGAGCTATTGTAAGACCTGGTAGCGTAATTAGAATTAACGATCCAGTAAGAAGTCTTCAAAGAAGAGCAGGGAGAATTAAGTCTGTAAATACTGCTAAAACTCAAATAACTGTTGATAATGCTCAAGATTTAAGTGGTTTTATGGGTACTGGTACTGACCACAAATGTAGCGTTATGTTACCTGATGGAACTTTAGAAACAAGAGATGTTTCATCGGGTTCTGGAATTGTAGGTTCTGTTATACATTTAGATTCAGCACTATCACAGACACCTAATGTAAACAGTATTTGGTCGTTGCACAAATCTAATTCAAATCACCAAACTTTTAGAGTAATAACAGTTGAAGAACAGGATGGTATAAATTACGCGGTCACAGCTTTAACCTATTTGCCAGCTAAATATGCAACTATTGATAGTGAAAATGTAAGCATAACTTTACCTGATCGTAATGTTTCTCTACTAAATCAACCAGTAGATCCACCATCTAATTTAAAAGTTACAAATAGACTAGGCGAATCAAAAGAAATTACAGTCGTAGTAAATGCTCTAGCCATTACAAAAATACTTTTAACTTGGAAGCCTGTTACAGGTGTAACGCAATATCTAGTTCAATATAGATTTAATAATTCAAACTTTGTAAGTGAAGTTGTTTTTAGACCTGACTTTGAGATCACAAATTCTCAAAAAGGTATTTATGAATTTAAAGTATTTTCATTTAATGCAGCTTTAAAAATATCTGCAACTTCATCTGATTTAACCTTCAATGCCCTTGGAAAAACCGAACCACCTGCTGATGTTCAGAATCTTACATTAGAACCTATAACTAATAAACTTTTAAGGCTTAGATGGTCAGAAGCTATAGACCCAGATGTAATTCATGGAGGAAAAGTTTATGTAAGACATTCAAATAAAACTGATGGTACTGGTACTTTTCAAAATTCTCTTGATTTAGTGGAAGCTTTGTCTGGTAATACTACAGAAGCAGTAGTGCCAAGTATAGAAGGAGAGTATATTTTAAAATTTAGAGATGACCAAGGTATTTTTAGTCTTGGAGAAACCTCTATTATATTAGATGCACCTGATTTAATTGATAGTCAACAAATATTTGAAGATAGAGAAGATACAGACCCTACAGCTTTTGGTGGAGCTAAAAGTAACGTAACTATATCAGGAGGTGCTCTACAATTATCAAACCCATCTACTAATCTTACAGGCACTTATACTTTTGCTGATATTTTAGATTTAGGTGCTGTTTTTTCTTTAAATGTAAAACGATTAGTACAAGCCATAGGATTTGCAGAAGGAGGTCAAACTATTACTGCAACTTATGTAAGAACAACAGCTACTATTTCTGGTCAAAGTCAAACTGTTATACAAATAACAACAAGTTCTGCTCATGGAAGATCAATTGGTGATTACATTAATTTTGTTGCAGTAACAGGTGGAGCTACTAATGGAGTGTTTGAAATTAAAGCAGTAACGACTACTACTTTCCAATTTCTTGCTACTGGGAGTGCAATTTCATCATCTAACTGTACTTTTGCTTTTGTTAACACAATAGACACTTTAATACCAGACGGAACTTTATGGGATGACTATGCTCAAGATGGTAACTTTGATGGTCCAGAAATTAATGATGTTACTGCGTCAATGGCAGTAAGAACAACAACTGCTGCACCTAGTGGTTCTTCATATGCGGATTCAGATTTTACCAACAAACCATTTAATACGTTTGCTAATGGAACTTTTAAGGGAAGAGGTTTTCAATTTAGATTAACTTTAAGTTCTGAAAGTGTTGCTCATAATATATCTATACAACAGTTAGGTGTTACAGCCGATTTTGAATCTAGGACTGAAAGAAGCTATGTAAGTGGAAGTAGTACATCTACGGCTCCTTTGACATCTAGCACTTCTACATCAGGTTTGGATGTTACCTTTGGCAAACCGTTTTTTGTTGGAACGTCAAATTTAGGAGGTGCAAATGCTTTTTTACCTTCTGTTGGTATAACAATAGTAGGTGCATCAGCAGGAGAGTATTTTGTTTTATCTAATGTTTCTGCTACAGGATTTAATATAAAAATATTAGACAGTTCTAATAATCCTGTTAATCCTGCTAAACAATTTACGTTCCAAGCTGTCGGTTACGGTAAAGGGGTGTAATATAGAGAAAAAGATTTTTAAATGTCATTTCAAGTAGTTAATAAAAATATAGATAACGCTTCTGGTCAAGTTGTAAGACTAGATATTGAGAATACTTTAAAAACTGTAGCAAATAATAATTTTGGCCCAAGAAACAGTGCAGGTACAATATTACCTTGTGAATTTTTAGCAGATGATACAACTAATAAACTATTGATAAGAAAATCTAGTGGAGGAGATCAAGCTAATCCGAATCCTACATCTGGAACTGCTGCTGATTTTTTTGAAGTAGGAGATTTAGATACAGCAAATCTAGGCTTGCTTCCTAAATCAGGTGGAACATTAACGGGTGTCTTGCAACTGTCAACTGGTTCAATATCAGCAGCAGCTTTAAATGTTGGTGATAGTGACACTGGTCTATTTAAAGTTAGTTCTAATACTCTTGGGATAACGGCAGGAAATACTAAAAAAATTACTGTAGATGCAACAGCCACACAGTTTTTTGGAAATGCTACAACTGGCTCAAAAATAAGATTTTTAGAAGCAGGTAATAATGGTAGTAGTTATGTAGAGTTAAAAGCCGCAGACTCAATTTCCAATAACCTTTTACTTACTCTGCCTACAGCAGATGGTACAAGTGGACAAGCATTGCTTACAAACGGATCAGGAACGCTTAGTTTTGGAGCACCGACTGTAGGTGCTGCTAACTTAACTGGTAATACTCTTGCAAGTGGTGTAACGGCTTCAAGCCTTACATCTGTAGGAACTTTAACCAGTTTAACTAGCTCTGGTAATATTACTACTTCTGGTATTATCAGTGGTGGTAATCTACTTTTAAGTGCAGAGATATATTTAGGTGGAGGAGCTAGCTCTGCTGATGATCATAAATTTTTCGATGCCCAGATAGGTACAACAAAAGTTTTTCAAGTAAGAAGTGTAAGTGGTGGTGATGCGAACCATAAAGTTTTAGCTGAGTTTTCTCATGATGGTACAGATGGTAAAGTTACTGCCGATAAATTCATAGGTGATGGCTCTGCTTTAACTGGTATTACATCACTTGTTAAACAAATAAAAGAAGTTACTGCCTCATCACAACAATCAGTTAGTGCGGATAATGCTTTTCATGATGTACTTACACTGACACTTAATAATACATCAAGCACTTCTAGAGTCTTAGTGATGTCCACCTTTCGCATACATAGTTCAACTCCTTATCAATCTAGTCGTTTTGCTCGTGCCAAAACAACTATTGGTGAAAATGGTACCTTTGCAGGAAACAGAACGGATGAAGCACTTAATAATTCTGGTTCTAATTCTGGTGATGCACACCATTCCACTATATTACTTGATGAGAACAATACTTCAGGAAATAGAGAATATAGAATTAGGCTTAAGAAAGACACAACAGGAAGTGCATTTATAGCAAATTGTAGACTTATAGCTATTGAGTTTGAAGTAAGTTAAATTTTTATTGTATTTGTTTTTTGTAATTATTAATCTATACTTAAATTAAATTAAATTTATTATGCAAACAGACAAAGCACAGGAACGCATTACTGAACTTGAAACAGAGTTAAAAACAATGCAGGATAATTATAATCAGGCAGCACAGGTAATGAAAAATTGCGAGGTAAGAATTATTGCAATCCAAGCATCTATCGCAGAAAGAAAACTAGATTTACCAGAAGAGAGTAAGATAGAAGAGACAGTTGCTACTGGCTAAAAATGGCAATCGAACCTGGGACGTATAATTTTACGCTACAACGTAGATCAGATCATAGTATTCCCTTACTATTTAAAGATGGTAATGATAACGCAATTAATTTAACAGGGTTTACGGTTGCAGCACAGGTTTGGAATAAAGGTCGCACCACAAAATTTGCTGATTTTACAACTACATATACAGATAGACCCACTGGTTCTGTTTCCATAGCTCTTACAGATACACAGACAGCAACATTTACGCAGGATTTTTTATATTATGATGTTCAATTAACTGATGGTAATGGGTTAAAAGAATACTATTTAGAGGGTATTATTACTGTAAGTGAAGGGTACACAGCATGACTTCAGTTAATGTTACAACTACAAAAAATACAGTCACGGTAAACGGTGAAACAAGGGTTGTCACTGTAAAAACAGCAGGTCCACAGGGTCCAGCATTTGCAAATGGAACGTATGGGGATATAGTCGTATCAAATGACGGTGCTGATTTAAATATAGCAACTGGTGTGATTGTAAATGCTGATATAAGCGGTGATGCAGCTATACAGGGATTAAAAATTACTCCCAGCTTTGGATCGCAAAATGTAACTACAAATGGAAATTTTTCATGTGGTGGTGGGCAATTTACTTTTAATAATAACGCTGGTGGTACGATAAGATTTTTAGATACTAATAATAATCCTGATTATTATGTATTTTCTAGTCAAGGTTTATTTCAAATAGGTCAATCTTTAGATGACCCAATTTTTAAAAT